ATATCATCGTGTGGTGGGTTGGCCATGATAAGCTCTTCCTCAAGCTCCATAGTCCAACCGCCCTCTCTGTGCCACATCTGTAAGTTGTCATACAGTGGCTCTAGTGTAGCCTTGATACGCTCTTCCTTACTACCCTCCTTAGCGGAAGGTCTGAAATCATCAACGCTTATAGAAAGACCTGCTGCCTTGATGTAATCCTTTATCCCGTTTACTATTACCACTTGTGCTACGGTAACTTCAGCACGTATCTTCTTGAAGCCCCACGTTGAGTGTAAGTCTACTATGTGATCGTAGTAGTCCTTCACCCTATCCGACTTAAACCGATCTATGTCTAGTAGGTAGTAGTTGCCCTCATAGTCAACACCGACTACCACGATTGCTGTGTAGTCAGCCTTTCTATTTAAGCTGAATGCAAAGTCAACAGCAGCATATACGTTAAGCCTACGCCCGTTGTAAGCCCACACAGAGCCGTTCTTCTGTAGGAACTTAGGGTTATAGTACTGGAACTTATCTCTGTCTATACGTTGATTAGAGGAAGCATTGGGGTTGTTGTAGTACTGTGCAAAGAACTGTACAGTATCTATATACTCAGCCTTAATCTGTGCCAGCACTCTGATATCAAACCCAAAAGCTTTACCGTCATCCCTGACAGTCCTCGGCCAAGTAAATATGCCATCTTCCTCTACGACATATTCCTTGATAGTCCAGACTGGTACTTTACCGATAAGCAAACCTTCGTCATCATAGTCATCAAAAGCTTGACCCTTCCAGGTGTCATATATATCCTTAGGGTGGTATCTAGTACCACAAGCCATTGTGAAGCCACCAGAGTTCCTGATAGATGTAAACTGAGAAGACTTCTTGGCTACTGAATCACGACCCTCTGACGTATACGCATTCTCTGGAATCACTAAGTCATCTGCCAGTACTATGTCAGCGTGCCAACCAGTGGTGTTAGTGGTTAGACCTGCTGTTGCGATAGTAGCGTCACGTATGCCCTCCTTAGCCCTAGCAGGGTGATCTACTGTGAGTTTCTTAGTAGACCACCTTGTACGCTTACCCTCCTGTGGGTGTACGTACTCAGGGAAGAACCTCATGTATACAGAGCTTCCAAGTATGTTCTGTATAGCGTATAGCTGTGTCTCAGCAAGCTCAGAGGTAGCAGATACGTACAGCATAGTTACTTCTGGGTGTCTCGTTATTATCCAAGCACACCAAGTAGCAACCATGTGGGACTTAAGGTGAGCACGAGGTAACATGATTAACTTGTTACTTGTAGTGGCTCCACCCTGTCCGAACAGCGAGTACTCCTGCATCCAAGCAAAGATCTCCCTGTGTACTGACCCGTACATATAGCCTGGGTTCACCAGCTTAGCAAAGAAAGCTAGGTCAGCCATAGCTCTCTCTCTAACTTCCTTAGCCTCAGTTGGCATACGTTGTAGCTTTATGTGGGCATCAACTAGCCAATCATCTTCTTGTTCCATACTAGTCTCTCAGTAGTCGAACTACATCTGATTTGAACTCATCCTCTATACGGGCGTTCATACGCTCCTCACGGAGCTTCTCAGACTTACTTGGCCTACCTGCTGCCTTCTTATCCCAACCCCTGTCAGCGAGCCACTTGGACGCTTGAAAGTTATCTGAGGCAGTCATATCAATGATGCCCCGAATAGCTTGGGAACGTATAGCAAGTTCTAGTTCTTCACGCCACTCNTGGAANTGTTTAGCCAACACCTTGTTACGATTCANTCNTTGCCAGTGCTGCCAACCTANNAGGTAAGCGTTGGAGAAGTCATACTCAACTACGTCTTCCATAGCTAAGTACAACTTCTTCAGTGATGGGTATGTAGTCCCATCGTAGAAGTGATCATCGTCCTTGAGTGTGAAGACAGCCTTGTCCGTCTCATACCCAATCTCTAAGAATAGAGACTGAGTGAGTGGACGACCTTGGCTGTCCTTAAGTTTTTGTTTATCTATGTTCATAGACCAATCTCAAATGTTATTGCTACTCTCAATTTACTTCCTTAAGTTTTTACAAGCGTCTATGTTAGTTTTCAATCAGTAACTTATAGTCTCTTAGGTATATATTACTAGTTGAAGCGCCTGAAGATTTGCCAACTAATGCAGCGTATGCATCTGCGTAGTTAGTTATATCCACATTTGTGCTTATTGTTGTAGTGTATTGAGTGGTTGTTGTCAGATTTGTTAAAGTAAAGTCAACAGTGGTCGCTGTTGCTACTATCTCAATCTCATAAATAGCGGAGGCGATTGATGATAGCAAAACTTCTCCTGCGCTTGCTCCTTCTATGAAGCTTGCTGGGTTTGTAACTACCGCGTAGATATTTCCTGAGTGCATGGAGATAAACGCAGACTTATAATATATCCTATCAGCAACAGTGACTATAGGATCTAGGTCTATCGGCTCCCCCAGCCCTATCACACCGACCCCCGTTGTGGATATTATAGGTTGAAATCTTGTCTTAAACTTGACAGTGGTCGCGTTCTGTGCGTTGGCAAACCCAAGCCCCACTATGGACTGCCCATCAGTTGGTTCAAAGGCTAATGTGGCGCTTGGTTGACTCCCAGAATGATAGATGCGTGGAGTCGATGGGTAGTCAAAAGTCAAATCTGCCCAATTTCTGTGTACTAATGTAGAGCCTGTTTCATCATAGCTGTTAACACCTGACCACTTCCAGTCAACACCGTTGAACTTGGTTGGCTCATTACCAATCAGTTGGTCTACCACAATCCAACTAGACAGTTGGTTGAAATCTACTCCATTGTAGTAACGTGTCTCAGAAAACCCAGTTGCGTTACCGTACTGAACAGAAACATCATTCTCTATAGGGGTGTCTGGTATCTCTGCCAGTGCAGCAGCAACTGTCCAAGTGGTCTGACCAGAAGTGTAGAAGGCCCTACTACCACGAACACCCTGATCACCTGTCAAGCCTTGAGGGCCTTGAGGGCCTTGAGCACCCGTAATACCTTGAGGGCCTTGTGGCCCTGTTGGGCCAACATCCCCAGTAGGTCCTTGAGGACCTTGTATCCCAACGGGGCCTTGAGCACCTGTTGGGCCTGTACCAAATAGTAGTGGGCCAAACCAAGCCTTAGTCAAAGGTGGCTCGTTAGTCGTCTGTGCTTCACCAAGAGTTAGGATATCACCAGCACCGTCCTTAATGAATAGATGTCCACCAACAGCGTTAGAGTCTCTAGTGGTGAGTCCATCTACTGCCGCTATGTAATCACTTGGTCTAATGTAGTAAGGGATGTGTGCTGTAGATATTACGTTAGGGTCTGAGTTAGATACTGCTGCAATCACTATGTATTGGTTAGAGGCAAATGTCGCAGCAGTGAAGGGTACAGTGAAGTCTAGGTAGTCTCCATTTACTGTACCACTAACAGGTGAAGAACCGCTTGCCATTATGGTTGCCCAGTAGGTGTAAAATGGTGCTCCAGCACTGGGTGCAGCTTTCCAAGTATACCCAGCAGGTATGCTGTGGTTAGCAATACGAATGTGCACAGTATCAACAGCCTCACTAGCCAAACTAACTTGTGCGTAGTCAGCAGCAAGGAATGAGTACTCATCAGCTACAGGCTCCACTGAGTCAAATATGTCTAGGTAGTCGCCAGTGTCACTTACAGTGTAGGAAGTACCAGCAGGCCCTGTTGGGCCTACAACACCTTGTACACCTTGGGGGCCAGTGGCTCCTGTCGTACCTGTAACACCAATGGGGCCTTGGATGCCCTGCACACCCTGGATGCCTTGGGCTCCAGTTGGGCCTTGTGGCCCTGTTGGGCCAGTAGCTCCTGTAGGGCCAGTGGCTCCTATCAGGTCAGCCACATTAGTAAATGACCCATCGTTCAGGACAATCTCAGCAGCACTAATACTACCACCGTTTAGTAGATCATTGCCGTTGAAGTCTAGGTCAGCAGTAAGTGCTTTACCACCACCTCTAGTTAATACTTCGTTATTAATCTCATTTTCTATTGTCGTGAAGTTGTCGTTAAGAGCAGACCTCTTATAACCACTACCTACATTGTCTAAGCTTATTGCCACAATCATTTCCTTTATAAAGGTGCGGAGGCGAACCCACACTAGAAGCGCCTTGTTAATTAATCTTGTAGCTGACATGTGCCGCTACCTCTTCTGTAATCTACTGTAATATTGATAAAGCTTCACTTCGTTCAGCGAGTATACCTAGTAGCACTCGTGAGCGTAGCGAACTTATAAGCATTTACCTCAGGAACTTCTCAGGTAGATACTTGGGAGGGCAGGAATTATTTTGGGGGACAGTCATAATTACTGCTAGAAATATTTGAGGTTCAATGCAATAGAAGAAGCACCCCCCTTACCCCCCTTGCCCCCTCTATTTATTTTATTTATGCTCAGAATTACTTAGGCTTATAGCTAGTTGGCATGGGGCTTGCTAGGTGCATTACATCCCCCACCACATTACCACCACCCTTGTCAATACTGTATGTATACTCAGCCCTTGCTATCAGTGGGCTTAGGCATACTTCTTGCTTACTCGTGGGCTTGCCCACTACCACACTATTAGGCTACTTGCAAGGACTACTGCTATCAGTCTTATCTATACTGCTATTCATGAGACTATATAGTGCCTAGGACGCTCTGTAGTGCTCTGTGAGAGCTTTTAGTGCTTAGCTTAGCCCTAGCCTAGGTCACTACCTATATAGTGCTTAGAGCTAATAGCCCTTATATATCAGGTACTTACAGACCACTATTAGTCCTACTGTCATGTGGTCTCTTTTCACATTCACAGTATCTATGGCTAAAGCTATTGACAGCGACAATACTCTTGTGTTAGTCAAGATCAGACT